CAGCAAAAATATCTGGAACAAAGTATTCTGGGGTTGAATTATAAATCATTTACTCAGGTGGTGGTCTTAGGATCATCATGCTTTGTTCCTTTTATGCAACTTAACCCACCCAACCGTAGAGAAGTTATTGAAGACCTGTTGGACATTCGTATCTTCTCTACCATGAATGGTATTCTGAAAGAACGTGTCAAGGGTATAAAAGAAAATATTAGAGAAGTAGAATATCAATTTGAATTAGCAAAGAATAAAGTTGAGACACAACAAGCATTGATTGAACATCTTAAAGAACAATCAAATGCTAATACTGCAAGACGTAGAACAGAAATTGCAACTATTGAAAAAGAGATAGCAGATATTACAAAAGATGTAGATGGTGATCTCAAGTTGTCTAAATCATATGAAGATAAACTTGAGAAGTTTGACTCAGTAGATACTGACTTATCACAACTTCGCATCTATGAAAATAGATTTAAAGATAAACAAAAAGCATTTAAAAAAGAATACAAATTTTTTGAGTCCAATGAACATTGTCCGACTTGCCACCAAACAATCACCGCAAACTTTAGATCTGCTAAGAAAGTTGAAATTACTACACAACTCGGAGAGATCGACAAAGCAACAGTCGAACTCAAAGGAAAGTTAGATAGTATTTTAGAAAAGATAGCAGAGAAAGGTGATCTTACAAAAGAACTGTCACGTTGTCAGCAAGCAATTAGTGAGTCACAAAGAGAAATACAATATCGTAAACGTCAGATCAAAGCAATAGAAAAGAAGATAGATGAATCTACAGGTAGTGGTAGTAGTTTAAAACAAGAGAAAGATAAACTAAAACAACTAGCAAAGGATGGACTCAAGGTAGAGGAATCCCTACTTGACGAGAAGAAAGTGCGTGACAACTACAATACTGTCACAAACATGTTGCGTGATACAGGAATTAAGTCTACAATAATAAAGAAGTACCTACCAGTTATGAATCAACTGATAAATAGGTATCTCAAGGAACTAGATTTCTATGTGTCTTTTGAACTCGATGAGAATTTCATGGAGACTATCAAATCTAGATTTAGAGATGAGTTCTCATACGCATCCTTCTCAGAAGGAGAAAAAATGAGAATAGACTTAGCACTCCTGTTTACATGGAGGACTATTGCTAAAATGAAGAACAGTGCCAATACTAATCTACTCATCCTAGATGAGATATTTGATAGTAGTCTGGACACTGCAGGAACAGATGACTTCCTAAAAATTCTACACACTGTGTCTGACAAGACCAATGTGTTTGTAATCTCACACAAAACAGAATCCTTACAGGACAAGTTTGCATCTACTTTACATGTAGAGAAAAAACAAAACTTCTCAGTCATATCAAAGGAGGAATAATGAGAGTCCCTAATTGGCAGCATCATTCCAAGAAGGAACAGAAACGCCACCTCAAACCACAAGCACTACGTCAAGCAAGAAAACGACGTGGACAGTTATTAAAGTGTCTACTAAACCCTCCCAAGCGGAGGGTTTCTTATTATAATGTGAGTATACAACAAAGCAATTATCATGAACATCGTCAAAGAATCACTTGCTAAACTACTTGCCACAGAGAATCTTATTGTAGAGCATCGTCCTGTAGAGACAGCACAGTTTGAAGTATACAGCAGAGTCCTAACTCTACCTACATGGGAGCATGAGTGCAATGATGTTATCGACATGTTCATCGCACATGAGGTAGGTCATGCATTATACACACCAGAAGACAGCGACTGGTTAGATGAAGTTCCTCAGTTATTCTTAAACGTAACAGAAGATATCCGTATCGAGAAACTTATCAAGCGTAGATACGAAGGTCTTCCAAAGACATTCTTCAAAGGTTACCAAGCACTTGACATTGACGAGTTCTTTGGTCTTAACAACAAAGATATCTCACAACTCAATCTTGCAGACAAGATCAATCTACAATACAAGATCGGCAACTACAGAGACATCCCATTCACAGCAGAGGAAGCAGCATTCCTTCCTAAGTGTGATGCTCTAGAAACATTTGACGATGCAGTTGCACTTGCTAAAGAGATCTTCGTATTCTGCAAAGAGCAACTTGACAAGCAACAGAAAGAAGAAGCACCTCATCAGGATGACGCTACAGACTCAAACAATCCTCTAGAAGATCTATCTACAGGTAAGTCAGAAAACAACAACACTGTAGAGTCATCTAACGCTCCTACAGATGCAGGAGAGGAAGAAGGTCAGGAAGAAGCAACAGACTTACAACCAATTGACATTCTTAAGGACAAAGAATCTACTGAACCAGAAGAGTGGCATGGTAATCCATCTGTAGAAACATCTGCAGGACGTCAGAACGGTCCTCAAGATTCTGATCCACAAGTATCTACTGCACAGGCAGCAACACAATCACAAAAGAAACTTGTTAATAAGGAAGCAGGAGAGAACATCTATGTTGAGGTTCCTAAGATTCCTATCAAGTATAATGTTTCTAACCAAGAG